TTTGGAGAAAAACATACCGAAAATAAAATGCATTGCTTGATTCACTTTTGTGAACTCCGCAACTGAATCATCAGATAAATGAATATGAATATAATTTTCCATATAACCACCTATATTTTGAAAGTTAAAAAAACAATTTTTATTTTATATCGTTATCCCGATAGATTTTCGCCTAGTTTTACGAATTCATTGCTGTAAGGTTTCCCGATTTAAAATCGCCTATTTTAGTGCTTGAATCGAGTTATCCCGATTCGCTTCTATAGGTCGCATTAGCAATCTCTTAATATCCTATAGAAAAAAAACTTACTTGCAATACCCCCCAACCATAATTTTTAAAACTTTACAACCCCCTTTAAAAAATCCCAACTCATAAAAATATAATCTTGTCAATTTACCCAAAGCACAATAAAAAATAATTTACAATCTTTTTTTTAAATCTCATTCATAAAAATTTTAATTGGTCAATAGTCTTTTTTAAAATCAGTTTCAGAATCTTTTTATCTTGTCAATAATTTTTTTTTAAATCTCATTCAGAAATTTTTTAATTAATCAATACTATAAATTTATACAGTACTTTAAAACCTTTGTACCTTTTTATTTTTATGTACCTTTGTCTTGTACCTTTGTACCTTGTTGAGTGTACCTTTGTACCTTATTGAGTGATGTTGCGGGATAAATAATTAGTTGTTGCGGGTTACTAATAGGCTTGAAGTTGGGCGAAGATGTCGGCAAAATGGTGGCGGATAGCGGAACTTACCGCTTAATAACTTATAGTTGAGGGCTATATAATTATGCAAACATTTACTTGTGAAACTCAAGCAGTTGAGTATTTAAATAAACTGAACTTCTCATTTGTTGAGGAAATATCCCACAAAGAAACCAGAGCCAAGATTTATCGAAAAGGTAGATTGAGGGCGTTATTAAAAACTGAGTTTGGGTTTTTAAATAAACACAGTATGGATATGGGAACTTTATATATCTTAGATACTTGGCACTATTAATAGTCTTGACAAGACCAAACAGTTCTCGCTAAACTTTTAAGCCTTCAAAGGCAAAGAAGTTTTCTTTTAGTTTTCTAAAAAGAAACAAAGGGGAAAGAGTAGAAGGAACTTAATAGTTCTTTAAAGGAACTTAATAGTTCTTTAAAGGAACTTAATAGTTTTCTTTAAAGATAATTTATAGCGTTGACACAGCTTCGGAGTTCTGGCAAGGTAGCTGAGTCGATTGCGACAGAACATTTAAAGTGCAAATGAATAGAGAGCCGAAAAGCACTTGAAAAAAAATAAAGGCAAAACCCCCTATATAATCCTGAGTATGATTTGAAACTGCTCACACTTTAAGAGCTTACGCTACCTTCTCTTATTGTGGAACATTAGGTAGTCGCTAAGTACTTAGTGGCAGTTTTGTTAGGTTTTACTGAGGACTTAAAACTTAACATCTTTAAATCTTAAATGGAGAAAAATAAATATGAGTGTACAAGCTGAAAGAGCTTTTCTTTATGGTAGGAAAGGTTATGAAACTTCAGGTAGTCTTAAAGAAGAATACTGTGATGACGGAGAAATTAGATACTTTGTCGAATGGGATATTACTAACAGACTAGATGAATGGGTTAGCAAAAAGTTAAAAGATACTTTAGCTATTGATGAAGATAAGTATAATACTATAGATACCTTTGAAGGTTTTTGTAGTTCTGACAGAGAAGAAGCTAACGAATTTTATAATGACTTAAATAAAATACTAGGCGAACAGTATGATTATTGGGATATTAATGGAGAAAAATATGATAGCTAATGTTATTGAAGAAGTTAGTAAAGACAGCAAAGTTCCTAGTGGAGAAAGTAAAGACTTTGTAGAATTTGCTTATACAGTTAAGGAGTGTGCTAACTTAGATAGTAAAATAAAACTTGTAAATGTTGATGATTTTGCAATGGCTAGAAATAGTTATGGCTATGTTAAATATCTAAGTGTTATATGGTCTGTTGATAAAGACTATGTAGGCTCTGATTTTTCTGAAGAAAAACTATTTGAAATTCAAGAGTTTATTCATGAAAATCTTTATAAAAAAATGCACTGGGATAATCCTGACCTTGATGTTTTTGTAGTATTTGACCCAGATAATACACTTGAACGTGAAAGTTCAGGAGAATATTTTATTACAGCTCTTGTTCAAGAGATTTGTGATTGGCATCCTTAAATAATTTTTAAATGGAGGAAAATAAATGAGTGAAAATATATTAAATAAAATAGTTAAATGGTTAGAAGATGAAATAGAACATAATGAACCTGTAATAAATGAAGATGAAGAATTATCTGACGATACTTTTGATATTCATGTAGGTAGAAATGAATGTGCTACATCTTTACTTTGGCTAATTGAAAAATGGGAAAACGAAAATGAGTAGAGATATTACCGAACAAATAGATAATATTTGCAGAGAAGAATATGGACATACTGATTGGGTTATATTAAGTACTTTATCTGACCAAGAGAAAGTAGGTTTAGATGATGTAGCTGTAATAGAAACTATTGAGGGTGTACAAGTTGCTTTCTATTGTGAAGCTAGAAAAGAATATAATAATTTTTAATAATAAGTGGTTAGTTATAAAACCTAGATTAAATTCGGGGATATTAACCACAGGTGGTAGTAGTAGAGAATGGTACTGCAGAGAATTGTAGGAGAAATATCCACCTACACTACTACTGCCACCGACAGAATTTATGCAAGTAAAGAAAGGTCGTAGTTGGTTGGTTGTTGTGAGACCTATAGAAAAAATGTTCTAGTTGTTAAAGTCAATTAAGACGTGGCATATGGTAGTGAGACTAGAATAAACATTAAACAATGATTGCAAAGAAATTCTTACGCAGTTGGGTTGGGATTTGCAGTAAAACGATACTTGTTATGGTGGATAGACCGAAACCACCTAAATAAAAAATAGAGTGTAAGAAAATGGGAAACACCCATGACATTGAACTACTGTAAAATCAATTGCACTGTTTTTAGATAGCTAGTGAGGATTTTTTTTTCATATAACTCTCCTACCTTACTAGCTATCGCTATAATTTTTATAGCGTTGACAAACACAAGGAGAGTTGCTAACTTTGTTGCAGTCAAACAGACAACAATTTAAATGGAGGAAACAAATGACTAAAGAAAAACCTATCTGGAAACAGAATGAGTATGGACATTATCGTGTCTTTTTAGACGGGATAGAATTTAGAGGTATGCGACAAGCACGACTACATCTAAAGAAAAAACAAGCTAGAGCCAAAAGGCAAAACTTAAATAAATAGAGAGGTAAATATGCAAACACTTGCGACTATAGAAAAGACTGACCTTTATAACCAAAGGAAAGACTTCAATAAAGAAAATCCTGATAATCAAGCACACATAGATATGTGCAGTTTGATTGATGATTTAATCAAGGTAGCAATCCACATGAAAAAGATAATCGACTTACATAAAGACGATAAAGATGTTTATGATTTTCGTAGATATGTAAATGGTTATGGAATTACTCATGACGGACATGGTATCTTACAGACTCATGGTGTCTATCATGATAATGTTATGAAGCCATTCATTGAGTGGAGTGATACAGAGCAGACCACATACACTCTTCGTCAAGCTAATGTTTTAAAGAGTGTATTTGAAAGTCTTTCAGACGGAAGTGAAGATATTGTCGGAATTGTAGAAGGTTTTGACTTATGGTATAACAGCTAACAAAGGAGGTATAAATGTTAGATATTGTTGATAAAGTAGAAAAATTCAGAGAGTTAAATACTCTTTGTCAATTATTGGTTGAGTGTTCTCATGCTCTTAATGGGGCGACTGAGTGCTTAGGTTATTTTAATCCTGAAAGTTTATCTACACTTGGTAGATTTACTGACCTTGAATATGCAGAGAGTGTTGTTGAAGATGTCTTTACATGGGCATATGATAGACACCACTACTCAGTAGATATTCCTGAGTTTTATGGAGTAGATTACACGACACCGCTTAAACATAAAGAGGTTGTAGAATTACTTGAAGAACTTATTGAAGATGTTGGTATAGAAGTTTTAGATTTAAAAGAAGAGGTAGCATAATGAATATAGATAGAAACAGAGAAGGTGCTTGGCGAATATGTGATAGTGTTAACGGCTACTTGGAAACAAGAGTCTATTACTTCTACACTAAAAGAGAAGCTATGCAAAAGTTTAAACAAGAAATGAAAGAACTTAGAGGTAAAAAATGACAGATAAAGATTACAGTTTATCTTCTATTGAAGAAGATTTAATAGCAGAATTAGAAGATAACAAAGAAGAAATACTAGAAAGCAAAGGCGATTATTTGCATGAATTTGTGGACAACAGTATCTCAGTTTATACTTATGACCAGATAATGATTTATGCTAATAATTCAGAGCTATGGCATATGTCATCTGGGTTAGGTGGCGAAACAGTACAAGAACAAATAGTAGATGTTATCTATGAACATTTATCTGGTGTTGCTCATCAATGGCTACATGAACAACAAGAACTATTAAAGGAGGAAGCATGAAAACATATAGAGTAACAGCAACAAAACAATCTGT